TGCGCCTCAAATTGAGCACTAGCGGTTGCACGGTCATTAGTTTTCCATAATTTGTATGGTGCAAGTTCCCAGTTTCCATCTACCGGCGTTAGTACACTGCTATTGACTACTGCTTGTGGCCCAATTCCTAAAACACCGTTATCAATCATTCCACGCCAAGCAGTATTGAGTATTTCTTGTGCATCACGGCAAAGGTAAGGAATACCAAAACCAAATAGGCAGCAAACATCAGGTTCACAGGTATAAACTGAATAAGGAAATTCAGCGGTATCAAGTGGATTGAGGTTTACACTCAAGATTTTACCGTTGCCCGCCATCACAATTACACCTTCAATTTCTAAGTTGGCAGCACGTGATTCTTCATCATCAGGAATATTTAACTTGTTGTCTTCACCTAACAATTCATTTGCGCCTGACAACACATTCAACGGAATCCCACCGTGATAAGTCCACAACTCATAGCGGTTATCCTTACTTTGTGTTTCAAGCCCAGAAAGTGTTCTTAATGTATCGACATAGCCATCCATATCATTGCTTGCCGTACGCGTATCCCCACCATCAAGCTCACACAATTCCAAGACGCTTTCTTTCAAGTAGTACGGATTTTTCGCAAGCGCCTGTAATTGTTTTTTGGTCACATGGCTACGCTCAAACACAAACTGACAATCTTTGAGCGTTGGTGCGGTCATATCTGGCACAAAATCCCACGGAAGAACTAAACGCGCAGCGGGAATCGTCTTATTAACAATTTCTCCCACCCAATTTCCTAGGCTATCTTGTTTCCATGCTTTAGATTCCACGACATCCACCACAGGCGCACGTAAAATACCAGTACCAAGCACTGCTGCATAATGTAAACATAAACGCGCTTCTGCCACATAGTCGCACTCTAATAACTGATCATCAATCAGCTTTTCCATCGCTTCCGCACTTTCTTTGGCCTGTTGCATAATGGCGCGTGCGTTGGAAATTTGATTGCGCAAATTCGGATCGTCAGTGTCAGGCTGTTTTGCAATATTCGCAATTTCTGGCATTGGTGTTGGGCTAATTCCGTAGTTTTTATCATCACTAGGGAAAAGCATATCTGTCATTTGCGCCGTCCACGAATCTGTTTTCGCACGAGTGTAGCCAACAAAAACTTTCGATTTATTTGTTTTAATACTTTCTTCATATTGGTTGCGATACTGATACATATCTTTCACCCAACGTTGCACGATCGGTTGGCGTTGCTTTAAATGTTCTAATAGCTTGACCTTTAGATCTGCCCCAAAAGTTGTGATAGCTTCTAGAATTGCGGATTGTTCTTCTGCCATTTTTAATATCCTGTGATTGAGCTGATAGCTTGGTGTGGTTTAACGTTGATGATTTGTTGTTTGAATAAATCAGGCATAGCGCCTAAACATAAATATTGGTTTGCATCGTGTGGATGTGAATAGCGATTTTTATCGGGCATTTCCGTATATTTTTCTTCACCGCTAATATTTAACTGGCGATAGGCATAACCTGTTTCATAGCCTTTAATTAAAACTCGACAATGCGGGCTGATAATCATCGCTGGTTGCCCTTTCCCAACCAAACGAGATAACCACCAGCGCACCGCTTCTAATCGTCCTGTTGTATTGTTAGTATCTGCTGGACGTGCATTGAATCCGTTTTCTAACAAAATTTGAAAACAGGTTTTTTCATCAGTTTGCGCACGTTGAACACCAGCTGGATCGCCAATCACTTCCACTTCGCAACCAGCATATTTGGAGCGAATTAAAGGCGAAAGCTGATCTTGAATGAATCGCTGAATCCCCATTCCTGTCGCCACAACTTCATCGGTAATACGTAACTGACCGATAGGTGAGACTTGACCGATAATTGCAGCTGGCGTTAAACCAAAATCAAGACCGATAAATGTTGGCCAGCCTTTAATAGGTAATAATTTGTCTTTCGAGACGTGTAAATCTTTGTTGAAGTGATCCATATAGACGGGTTTGCCTGTTTGAACGGTCGCAAATTCGTTACAAATACGAGATTTAATCCAGCTCAATGTTTGTCCTTGAAGGTTATCGAACCAGTAGCCATAGCCTTTTTTATGGTTTTCTACGTTTTCTGCTAAAGGATTAGCGACAAATCTGTGTCCGTGATAGTCCACATATAAGCCGTTTTCGATATTAGCTTTAACTCCATTAGATAACGATTCAAACGGAATGCCTGTAATATCAATTAACGCCCCAGGCTGCGTAAAGAACTCCCAATTCTTAGGCGTAAGGCTTTCCCCTGTTTCTTCATCGAGTGCCATTTCAAAGGTATGCCACCAGTGATCGTCGTCAGGCGAGTTGGTATCCATAATCATGCCGTTCCACGTTGCACCATCAAACCCTTCCGAAACTCGCTTTTCAGGAAAACGACCAGTACGAGTTACTGCTTCTGTTACCAACATCACTGGTAAGAATTGCGCTTCATTAATCCAAATTCCCGTCAGCTCCAAAGACATTAATTTTTTTACATCCTTTGGTTTATCCATTGAAAGGAACATAAACTCCGCTTCTACTGTCGTCTTACCATCAGGATGATTAATTTTCATCATTCCAGAAATCGGGCTATCATATTTAATCGGACAAATACTTTCAGGAATCCACGCTTGAAAGGTCTTAATCACCGTTCCTTTTAATTCAGGATAAGTGTTTCGCACACAAGCCCAACGAGTACGACGAACTCCATCAGAATTAGGCTCTTGGTTTAAGCAAATACGGAACATTTCCATTACACACCCAACTGATTTACCACTCCCAATCGGGCCACGAATTGCCTTTACTAATGCGTTCGTTTTATGCACTCTACGAAATGTAGCAGAGGCGCGATAATTAATCTTCATCGCTCTCTTCCTCGTCATCGTAGAAGTCTATGGCATATTCGACTTTGTGTTTACTTGCCGCTTTTGCACCAAGCTCTTGCGCCAATTTATCAGCTTTAAGTATGTTTTCTTTTGTTTGCGCTTTTCGTAATTCAATCGTTTCAAGCGTAAGCGCAATATTATTGTTAGTATGGTTTAAGCTCTCAATACGAGCCACAGCGCGGTCTAGAGCATTTTGAGCCGAATGAATGAGCTTATGGACGATTTCTTTATCCTCTGCCGTTTTGCATCGTTCTAAATCAGCAGTAAACTTTTCAATGCTTTCAATGGAGGAAATAGCCCGTTGGCGCATTAAGTCGATTTCATCTTTAAGGCTAAAATCAACGACAATATCAAAGGCAGATTTATCTTTAAAATATCGAGCGTAGCCACCATGCTTTACCATTTTTGCGGACTGCTTCACTTTTATCGCAATTTCTTTCGCAGTTTCGCAGTTCTCTTGTTCGACTTTCGCAGTTTTGTTCGCACTTTCGCAATTAATTTCGCAGTTTTCCTCTAAATCTTCTTTAGATTCAATAACTTCTGATTTAGCAGTTTTGTTCGCATTGTTTTTAACAGCTTTCTTGATTGCTTTTACTTCTCGATTATCACCCTTTTGGATTTCTTCCATCTGTGCAAAGGCGGTTTCAGGCTTTTTGATATAGCGTTTAGCACTGGCAAAATTTAACCCTTTCTTTCTGCACCATTCTGATACTGATACACCAGTCTTTGCATAAGACTTGATATATTCTATTTGAAGTGCGTTCCAATTATTTCTTGCCATAAACGAGATATAAAAAAGCCCGTGGTTAAACGGGCTATTGATTTCTTTGTTGGTTTACTAAACAATTTGCCAGTCTTCAGCAAGTACATCAGTTTGACTTGCTAACCATGGGACTAATTTGTTATCGGCAGTCTTCATCGTGATGAAACCATTCCAGTCAGGCTCACCTTCATATTGCCCAAACCCAAATTTAGTTCCTTTTGCAATTTCTTGCCCAGATACGAGGAAAAGGAACATTCCTTTACCATTCCAGCCATTACGAGCAACATTTCTACCGCACTTCAACGCTTCAATTGCTTGACCGAAATTCAGGTTACTAATGGATGTTTCAGGTTGTTTAGCTGGGCGAATCTTCTCAATGAGCGCAAATTCGTTTTGAAGCACGTACCCCTCAAGAGACCATAGTTTGTCGAAAGCGTTTTCATACGCTATCGGCTTGCCTATTTCCATATCAAAAATTTTCGGATCTACACAAGAGGCTTCACCAGTAACAGTGAAACCATTAGCCAGTGTAATCATACAGTGCGTTGTTTTCTCACCGATTTTTTGATAAGCCACATCAACGATCAAGCTTTCAATGTATTCTTTTGTCACCTTTTGGCGGGTTTCTTTGTACGATTTTTCAAAAACCTCTTTTGGTGACCAGGATACATAACCATCAAAGCCGTCCACATTGCGGTTAGGCGAATCAGGGTAAACAACAAGATAACCTGCATCTTGTGGATTTTCGTCCTGTGGCACTTCCCATCCGCGCAACGCATTATATTCTAGGCGAGTCATAGGTTTTACCTGGACTGCTTTTATTCCAATATATGTTCTTAATTTTTCCATGTTTCCTCCGTTATGATTAATAAATCAGTGTTGTGCATTTTCGATCTGCCACTCTCTTATCTTATCCACCCTGTGTAAGCACATATCACGCTCACGTTTGAGGATTACGGCATATTGCGCGACATCCCCATAGGTTGAACCGCTAAATGATGTTTTATCTAAGTGAGCAAGATACGCTGCTGGAATAGTTGGATATGTGATGATTTGCGGTTTACTTGCGCAAGAAGTTAAGCAAGCTAATAGGAGCAACGGCATTATACGCATTGCTTTGTTTATCGCTGTTTATTCCTCTCTCGCTTCGCTTTCAGCCTTGGATAACTCAAAGGTGATGCGTTGATTTTCAGCAATATCTGATTCTAATTGAGTGATTTTAGTGGATTGTTGAATGATGGTTTCAGATTGTTTTTCCTTTATTGCTTCCAAGTCTTCGATAACGCCAGACTGGTAACGCAATACACCAAACAAAACCACTACAACAGTCCCTAAAGCTATGTAAATGTACTTAGTCATTATCAGTTACCATTAAT